GTCTTTGTGTTTTAGGTTTCATTAACAACCTCCACCACAACCACCGCCACAGTATTCACACATATCGTTGTCCTCCTATTCTGCCGTTGTTGGCACTCCTTTACTACTTACAAATGGATTTTCTGCAAATGCCATGTATACATAATCATCACCACTACCATTTATAATGTCATGGTCTTCTCTAATCTTAAAACCATTACTTAAAAAATCTACATTATAAGGTGTACTACTTCCTTTATCAGTTCCTGTTGTGTCTGCTTCTATTGCAGCTTGGTTAGGATTACCACCTAATAAAACTCTTTTGTTATCCCAAATGTGCCAAGACTCATTGTGACCTGATGAAATTTTAATTAACAACCAAGAGGGTTTAAATCCTAGATAAACAAATGGTCCATCATTGTCAGCATTACCTTCATAAGAACCTATTTTTGAATATCCTTTTATTGATGTAAAACAATAGGCTATATAAGTATCATTATTTGCGTTAATATCATTGTGTGTTCCTACAGTAAAAACACTAGAAGTGGGTGTTGTATCATTATACAATGTATTATCATCTTCTTTTGCAACATTTCTATTTAAAAATAATGTATGAGTATTTCCTGTCGGTTCAGTATAAACTAACCAATTTGAAGAATCTCCTCTGTCTTTAAATATTATTAACTCTGGCACTACTCCCAATCCGTGTTGAACAGTTCCTGCACCTCCTGTGCCTGTATAATCTACAATTGAAAATCCTGCTGTAGTATTTGCTTGATAACCACCACCGGGATTATTACCACTTTCAGTAAAAGTTGTTCTGCTTCCACCATTAGCTTTCCATTGCCATGCTACATAAGTGCCACTAGCATTATAATGTGCAGAGTTATCTCCTATTGTAAAACCATTACTGTCAAAACTAGATAAAATGTTAGAGTTAGTATCTTCTGCATCTTGTGCAGATGATTTTAATCTTTTAGTTGAACCTCTACTACTATCATGTAATCCAGTATCAGCTGCACTATCTCTTCTTTTTATCCACACCCAATCAGGTTGAAAATTACCAGAGTTAGCATTATTAGTTACTGCTAGTCCACTACCAGAATTATTACCAGAATATAATCTTGTATGAAAATGTGCTGAAGGGTCGTCTATTGTTGTGTAAGCCATTATCCAAACTCCGCTAATCTTTTAGTACATATCGCATAATATCCTGATGGTGGGGCATATTCAAAGTTACCATACTTACCATCTGTGTTGCCACTTGATATGCTGAAAGATGGGTTGCCAAAATTACATTCAAAAGTTCCTTGACCACTATTATCATAATAAGATACTGCTATAAAATAAGCACCTAAAGGAACTGAAGCAGGGTCTGTCAATGCTACTGCACCTGTTCCTGTAGAACCTGAAGTTGGGTCGCCACTATTTTGAAAAGCACCATTCTTGCTCCAATAAATTTTATTATTATCTAAATCCATAGCTATACCAATAATATCATTAGTTGTGTAATTTACATTAGACCAACCACTAGCACTTCCACCATTATGTATAATATTACCATCAATAGCATACCAACCCCATTCATAAGCTCCTGAACCTAGTTGTTGTGTGTTTGCCGTAACTTGCTGTCCTGAAACTCCTAAAATATAAACTGTGTTAGAGCCACTACTTCCTGTTGGTTTTATCTCCCAATACCATTTACCTTGTGTTAAACCTATAGTTCCTATGTCATAAGCGTAAGGCGAAGATGCAGTTACTGTTTTTGTATTACCCTCTGAAAAAGTAGACTGTTGATAGTAATTACTAATAGGATTTAAAGTCATAAAATTATTAGTACAGGTATCTTCTGTTACATCTAAAGCAGTAAGATTACCTGTTGCAAAATGATTATCATTACCAGATGTATCTGCACCCATGCCACTAGAATTTTGACTTGTTCCTGTTTGTTTAAACTCTAAAAAGAAACCATTAGTGCCATAGCTTCCTGTATATTTTTTTGGAATCCAAACTCCGTTAGTATTAAACTCTCCAAATGATGTTGGTGCTAATTGTGAGCCATCTATTAAATTATACTCACACATATAACCATCAAAGAATGAAGCGTCTTGGTCTGGATATTGACTTATTCTTTGTTCATTATTATTATTAAATCTTGTTTGAAAATTTTGACTTGGATAATTTTCAGTATCAAAAGCTGTCACTTGATTTCCATTTAAATATACTTTTATTCTATTAGACGCTGTGCTTTGTGTTGTATCAAAAGCCACAACTAAATGATACCAAGCTGCATTATCTCGTAATACTTGAGTGCTAATAAGCTGTTGATTTTCACTTCCTTCATAACCATACACAAATATTTTGTCGTTACCATTTATGGCAATATAATCAAAATTATTATTACTATCTGTGCCATCATCAGCAGCAAATATTACTCTCTCTCCTGTAGAATAATTACTTAATTTAAACCAAACAGAAAGAGTAAAAGTTCTTCTATTACCTGCACTACTTGGAGTAAATACTAAGTGAGGACTATCATCATTATTAAACCTAAGAGAATTTTCTACATCATAAACCTTAGATTCATTTCCCCCTACTACAGGAAATACCATGTTACACTACCTCGTCTGGAAACTCGCCTAGTGGTCTTGACTGCACACCCTCACTATCTGTTGTGTAAGTCAATAAAGTTATTAATGCATCTACATCTGAACATCCATCAATCTGTGTTTCCATAGAATTTACTTTTGTTCTAACTGCTGCTCTGTATGTTGTAATATTACTTGGTACAGAATAGCTAGTAACATCTGCAGCTTTGATTACATACCAATCTGTATTAGCAAGTCGAACTGCAGCTTGTGCATTAAATTTATTTTTGTATTGTGTCTTAAGACCATAGTTAATTATTTGATTACCATCAGCGTCTTTTAATTTATTGCCACTTTCATCAACTGCGTCTTCATCATTGAGTCTTCTAGCCGTTGCTGTTCCATAACTTCCTGTGACAGCAGAACCAGTAAAGGTGTAAGTAACATTAGTGTTGATATAAAATGCTTCATCTTTTTTATTTGTATTATCTATTTCTACAGTGTAGATACCTATTGCGTTTCTTTCTGCTTCTGTCCATAATGTGTATATGCTAGATGGATATTGATTATCTCCTATGGTTATACCTTTGTTACCTTTTGGAAACTGTGTAATTTTTCCTGATTCTACTAATGCAAACATGTTACTCCTATGATAATGTTAAATTTAAATTTCTTCCTACTTCTAAAAACTTTGAACCATTGTATCTGTATACAAACAAATCACCTTTACTTGCTGTGGTAGTAAGTGTCGGTGCTGTATCTTCTGTATGTTCATACGCAGCGTTAAATGTAATTGTTCTTGAACCTGTGCCGTCTTGTATAAATAATATAGACACAAACTGTCCTGCTTGTGCATTAGTTGCTGCACCTAATGTTCTGTTACCGCCTAGTGTTACTTTTGCTACAGGTGATGTAGATACATCCCATGATATTGTAGACGCATCTGTGAGTGTTGCTTCTGCATTATATGCACCAACATTAAACTTTGCATTTGCTGATGATAATACAAATCTATCTGTACCACCTGTTTTAAAATCTAGTTGGTCATCTGTATCTGCTGTGATACTAGAATCACCATCTACATCTAATATAAACTCTGCACCATTGATATCTGTATTCATTGGTCCACCCACTGCACCAGATATTTCTACAATAAAGATTGATGCTCCACTTGCAGGTGCTGTGGTAAATGTAATCTGTGTTCCTCCTGTAGCTAGTGTATAATCTGTTCCGGGTTTTTGTATAACACCATCATGAGATACTAATAACTGTGCTGCAGAACCTACCTGTGTTCCTAAACTAAATGTTGTGTTAGAACCATTGTAAGTATTACCACTCGTGTCTAAGACACTGAAGGTTCCGTTTTTAATTGATTGTCCTATGTATGCCATACTATCTAACTCCGTATAATTTCATTTTACCACTATCAAAAGTATTACCACTACCACTTAATTTAAAACGAATAGCGTTTGGATTATGTGCAACAGTTCTTATACTACCCGCTCCATAACCCCCAGTCGCATAACCGCTGTCTTGACCTATTAAACCCATATGCCAAAAGAAGCAACATCTAGTATTGCTATCTGCATGACCAGTCATTGTAATAATCATATTTCCATTATGATTAACATTGTCATCTAATTGACTTCCTCCAACTGTCAAATCCATTTTTGTATCACTAGTAGAGGGATTAGTTCCAAATTCGTTATTAGTATTATACGCTCTTGAGGCATATTCATAAGTGCCTGAACCACTTTCATAACTAGAACCACCATCAGTAGAATATTGTAGTTGTAAATTTGTATTTGCTGAAACATCAATATTAATAATGTGAAACTGGTATAAGTCATAAGTTGAGCCTATACCGCTTGTAAAATCAATGTTTGCACTTCCACTAGATATTGTTTTTGTGTCAACAAGAACTAAATCAGATGCACCAGTAACAGTGCCAGTAAATGCAAATGTGTCACTTAAAGATATTCCTCCTGCTTTTACTTGTGTCTTACTCATCTATCCTCCTATGGTTTAGTAGGCCAAGTTGCGTTCTCGCACTTCTCTACTGTATCTTTTCCTGCGGGTAAGTCTCTTAAATCTTGACGATACTTTTTCATATCATCACTAAGAGTATTATCTGATAAAGCCAGATAATCTGTTTCTGCTAATAATCTGTTTCTTTTACTTCTTAATTCAGCCAAAGCTCTATCCAAAGCACCGTCATTCCATGCCTTTTCTTCTGCTTGTTTAAGTGCTAATTCTTCAGCAGTCATATCCTCTACTACTGGTTTGCCTAATCCTATAACTGTAACTTTTTTCATTATTCTTTTATCCCATATACTTGTACATCTACAAAACTTAAATTACCTGTGTTTGTTGTAAATTGAAAACCATCAAAAGAAGTTGTACCCTCATACTTTATACCTCCAAAACAGAATTTTTTTGTTCCTGAGTTTGTCTGAAGATTAAAATGAGTTTGAACTTCTGTATAATAAGATGTGCTAAAAGGTGCCATAAAATACATAAACCCTTGAAGACCTGCAGCGTCTGTAGCTTCTAAAGATGTGCCTATTTTTGCAGAGCTACCATTAGCGTTGCTTTCAGTATCTAAACTACCACTTTGGTCAATTATTCTTGTACCGCTTTGATAATTAGAGTTTGAATCTGATGAACCCCCTGCTCTAAATTTTAATAAACATTGGTTTCCATCAGTGGCTATCGCTGTTTTAAAAGTTACAAAGTAGTTCATGTAAGTATTACTAAAGACACTATCAATATTATATTCTCCGCCATCTGTGGTGCTTTGTAAAGAACCAGTTTTAACTAATGTACCTGCTCCAGTCACAGTGCCTGTAAAGGCAAATGTTGCTGACAAATCTATTGAAGCGGGTTTAATTGTACTAAGTGCCATGTTTACTCCTTGCTATTTGCATCCTTGACAGCCTTGATATGTGTGTACCAAGAACCTGTCTTATCTAATTTACCATCATTAATATCATGCCACAACTTATCTAATTGTTCTTGCCACGATAAGTATTCTATTCTTCTTTTAAATAAAACATTGTCTAAAGCTTCTTTACTATTTGCAGTAGATTCTAGTGCATTTAATTGAGAATCTGTGGGTTTTGCTACACCAGAGACATTCCATGTTTTAATAAAAGGTTTTGATACACCACTTATCATATCGTCTTGCACTTCTATATTTAATCTTTCATTTTGATAATCTTTGGAATTAGATTCTAAATAAACTTTTATTTTAGTGATATATTGAGCCATATTATACCCCTATCAATTTATAACCACCAAATTCATTATAAGCTAAATTAGATAATAAATTTGCGGCATTATTACTATTATTATTACCAACTGAAGCATAGACTTCTACATAATCATCAGCATCTAAATCAGC